GAGCAAGTGCAACATGATCCATTAGAGGCAATTCTGAAACGATGAGTCACGTCAAAAGGGGAATACGCTATCCAGCCATCTACACGAAACCTTTATCTCAGCAGTTCCAGACTGATGGCGACAAGCTCATTGAGTTGGTCAAGGTGGCATGGAAGAGTCCAGAGCAACCTGAGGGCATCGACTTAGACGACTGGCAAAAATGGCTGTTGAGGCACATGCTGGAACGCTACCCAGCAACACATCCCAAGTACCCTAATCAACTTCGCTATCGCCAAGTGGTTGTCTCTATGGGTCGCCAGAATGGTAAGTCTTTACTTGGTGCAATTCTCGGAGTCTATGGTCTTTTACTTCACAATCAGGGCGCTCAGGTAATTAGCCTGGCATCATCCACTGACCAAGCCCGAATCATCTATTCCAGAGTTCTCTTTACTATTCAACAGAACGAGTGGCTGGCTAAACGATTCAAGAAAGCAACTGAACAGCGAGGTATTCTAACTGCCGATGGTTCCGGTCGCTATGATGTCAAGGCTGCTAAAGAGTCAGCTCTACAGGGTATTCCGATGTCTCTATGTCTCTTTGATGAACTGCACTTGGCTAAGCAAGGTATGTGGTCTGCAGCGGTTCTTGGAACTGCACAGCGTAAAGATGGCATGGTTATTGGAATTACAACTGCTGGAGACCAGTCAAGTGAAACGCTCATAGATCTATACAAGTTAGGCACCGCAGCTGCACAAGGGGACCCAGACTTGGAACGTATTGGGTTCTTTTGCTGGCAGGCGAATGATGGTGCAAAGGTGGATGAACCTCTGGCATTGAAGATGGCTAACCCTAGTATCGAGGCAGGTCGCTTAGACCTTGGGACTGTTCTATCCGACATCAGGAGCATCCCAGAGCATGAGGCTAGACGCTACAGACTAAACCAGTTCATCGCTGGTACTGCTAATTCTTGGATAGCATCAGACCTATTTGCCAGAGCTAGTGGTGATGGAATTACAAAACAAGAGGGCGTGGTCTTGTCTATTGACAGAACCAAGAATTGGGAGTTTGCCACTATTGCAGCGGCTCGTAAAACTGAGGATGGAACATTTGAAACTGAGTTGGTTGCTACTTACGCTGGTGCTACTGAGAGAGTTCTCTACAATCGAGTTCGAGACCTTTACCAAAGGGGAGGCATTTCGGCTATTGCTGTTGATGACCGCCAATTACCTAATCTTGCTAAATTACTAAAACAGGATGGCTTACCAGTCTGGCAGTTATGGACTAAAGAAATCTCTTCAGCTTGCTCAACTGTATATTCAATGTTCTCAACTGGGGTGGTCAAGCATCGTAACGATCCATTATTGCAATTGCAGTCGCCTAAGGGTATTGCTAAATACACTGGTGAGACCTGGCTGATTAGTCGTAAGGAATCTCTTGGCGATGTTGATGCTTTGATGGCAACTGTTATGGCTCTGTATGTTAGTGCGACACACCAAGAAATAGGTTTGCAAGTTTTTTGACTTTTGTAATTTAGTGGTATACGTTCCTGAGAGATGGCAAATATATTTGACAGACTTTTGGGTAGAGAACGTGAAACTCGTTCTGCTACTCCAATTTGGCCTACTCGTTCTGATTACTCAGTTGGGGTAAACGAGGCTCTAACTCTGACTGCGGTTTACCGTTCAATTCAGATTATTGCTACCCCTATTAGCAAGATGCCAATGCAAACTTTCAAGTATGCAACAGGTCTTGAGGTTCCAGTTGAGAACCCTATTCTCGTAAACAAGCCGAACTACTTAGAAAGCAAGCGAGATTTCATCTTTCAGACTGTTGTCTCTATGGCTCTTGATGGCAACGCTTTCTGGCTAAAGTCTTATGGATCTAACGGTCAGGTAAACAACCTCACACTTATTCCAGCTAACGCTGTAACTATTCGCCTGGTGAATGGTGTCAAGCACTATGACTACCAGTTAAACCAAGACACTCAGGTTCAGACCACAACTACTGACATTCAGCACCTAAAACTGTTCAGCAGAGTTGGCTATCTTCGTGGACTGGGTCCAATCGACTCCTGCAATAAAGACATCTCAGCTGCATTAGAACTTCGTAACTTCGCTGCTAACTGGTTTGGTCAGGCAGGTATTCCAACAGGTATCTTGAAGACTGATAAGCCTATTGGTGCTGAGGACGCTAACGAGATTACTGAGAGATGGCACGCTAAGCAGTCTGAACGTAAAGTTGCTGTTCTTGGTCAGGGCTTTGAATGGCAGACTGTTCAACTGAACCCTAGAGATGCCATGTTCACTGATGTTCAGGTTCAGCAGGTTCAGGCTATTGCTCGACTATTTGGTATTCCAGCGAGACTGCTACTAACTGGCGTTGATGGATCATCAGACACTTACACAAACTTGCAGGACGAGAATCAGGTCTTCTACCGCCACACAATCATGGCGTACACCGATGCTATCTCTGATGCTCTGTCTGAATGTCTGCCTAGAGGCACAAGGGTTGAGTTCAACTTCGAGGGTCTATTTAGGGCTGACATGGCTAACCGTTTCAACATGTACGAAACAGCGATTCGTGCTGGCTTTATGACAACCGAAGAAGTAAGAAGAAAAGAGGGTCTTGAATGACCGAATTAGAAACTAGAAGTTTTGAGGTTCGCCTTGAGGCTGACACTAGGGAAGTCGTTGGACTAGCTGTACCGTATGGTCAGACTGCTGACATTGGCGGAGTTTACCGTGAGGCTTTTGCTCCAGGTGCAATCCGTTCAGTTGAAGATGTCAAACTGTTCTGGCAACACTCAGAGCCTATTGGAAAGATTCTTGAGGGTAGAGACACTGATGGTGGCTTTGAGATTCGTGCAATGATTTCTGACACTCCTAGAGGCAACGAGGCGTACACACTTTTGCGTGATGGCGTTATCAACAAGTTTTCAGTTGGCTTTGTGCCAATCGAACAGACCAGAGATGGAGACCTAATCACTAGGACTCACGTAGCTCTTAAGGAATGTTCATTAGTAAGTTTTCCCGCCTACGATGGAGCATCTATCTCCGAAGTACGTCAGGAAGAAACAACCGTTACTGAAGTGGTAGCGGATTCAATCCGAACAAAGGAAACCATCATGTCTGAAAACATGGAAATGGACGTCCGAGCAGTTCAAGATGAAGTGGCTGAAATCCGCAGAGAACTTGACCTAGTAAAGACTCCAACAATCGCAATCTCTGCTGCAGAAACTAAGTTCCGCTCACAGGGTGAATACGCTAAGGCTCTTGTATCTGGAGATGCTGACGCTGTTGAACTGTTCAGAGCAACTTCTGCTGATGCAGCTCTTCGTCCAGCATTCGTTGGATACATCAACAACCTAATCAACTCAGGTCGTCCAACTCTAAACGCATTCCAGATTGCTGCACTACCTGCAACCGGTCTAACAATTGAGTACGCAAAGGTAAACACCAACACAATCGCAATTGGCAAGCAGACCACAGAGAACACTGCACTTTCAACAGGTGACGTAGCTCTTTCAACTGTTTCAGTTGCTGTAAACACTTACGGTGGCTACACAAACATCTCAAAGCAGGCTATCGAGCGCTCAACTGTAAACTACCTAGACGTAGCATTCCAGGCGATGTCTCTTGCTTACGCTAAGAAGATGAACGCTGAGTTCGTTGCTGTACTTGCAGGTCTAACTTGGACTGGTAAGACCCTAGACATCTCTGCTCTAACTGCTGCTGCAGTTGCTGGTGGAATTGCTGACGGTGCTGCTTACATCTACAACGCAACAGGTCTATCACCTGAGTTCATTGTTGCTGGTGTAACTGCTTACAAGCGTCTTGTGTCAATCGTTGACACTAACGGTCGCCCAGTAGTTCAGCAGGTTGGTAATGGAGACAACATCATTGGTGCTGCTAACATTCCTGGTCTAACTGGCTCAATCCTTGGTCTTCGTGTAATTGTAGATCCTGCTCTAGATGCAAAGACTGCTTACATGGCTCACTCTTCTGCTCTAACCACTTACGAAGCAGCTGGCGCTCCAACTCGTTTGAGCTCATCAGATGTAACTAAGTTGCAAGACACATTCTCTGTTTACGGTTACGCTGCAATCGCAGTTCCGTTTGAGGGTGCAATCGTCAAGCTAAACACTGGAGCCTAATAACTCATGGCTGTAACGGTGGAGCAGTTCAGAGCTTATGTAGGGACTAAAGAGGTCTCTAGTTTCGTTGATTCTTGCTTATCATCTGCTGAACAGATGGTTTGGAAGTTTGCAGGTACAGCAAATGTACCTACTGACGTGCTAGATTCTGCTGTCCTGTCATGCGCCTCTGAACTGTTCCATCGCAGGTCTGCACCTAACGGTGTGGCTCAGTTCGCTGACCTTGGCACTACTGTTCGTATTGCTAAGGATCCAATGAACGCAGCTAGAGAGATGCTCCTGCCATTCACAGGACCTGGTCTATGAGTAATGAGATAACAACCAGTAAGGCAGAGTTTGCTCTGGACTTGCAGGAGGCAGGACTAGATGTTTTGGACTATGTTCCAGAACGTATCGTTCCGCCTATCGTTATTATCACTTCTGGTAGCCCATACCTTACCGCTGAAACTGTTGGAACTGATTACCGTCTAGGGCTAAATGTAACTCTTGTGGCATCTACTGCTACTAATGAAGAGGCTACTGAGGCATTGGATGAACTAATCGCAACTACTGTTTCAGCAATAAGTCGTTTAGGGTATGTAATCCTGAATGGCGTAAACACACCTTACAGATTGGCTGCTAACAACGCTGAGTATTTAGCAAGTGATCTAAACCTTGACTTATCCATAACACTCTAAAAGGAGAACCCGATGGCAACATCAACAAGAATCAAAGCACAAAACATCAAGTTCCTTATTGATGCAGTCGAATACAGCTGTGACGCAAACATGGTTGAACTAGTTCTGGAAGATGCTCCAGGCGATGTTCAGACATTCTGCGAGGTCCGTGCAGGTGGAGAATGGAAACTAAACCTTGAGGGTCTAACCTCTGGTGATGCGACCAGCCTTTACCGTGTACTTTGGGCTAACTTCGGTACAGAGGTTGAGTTCAGCGTAGCACCGCAGGGCAACAGCACTGCAACTACTTCTGCACCAATCTACGAGGGAACTGTTGTCTTTGACCAGCTTCCACCGCTAAGCCTAACCAGCAACGAGATCGTGAAGTTCACTGTTTCATTGACTGTAAAGAACGCTGTTCACACACCAGGCACAACACCTCCTGTTTACTACGGTCTAACCGTAGCTACTTCCTAGTAGGTTCATCTATGCCATACGTTGAGTCTGGAGTCTATATTGATGGACTCAATGAGATGGTGGCTGGCCTTAAGGCAATTAGTACTGATGCTACAAAAGAGATTTCAGCACTGAACCTTAAGGTCGCCAAGATGGTCAAAGAGGAATCCAAACTTCTAGCACCTGTTGGTGAAAAGAATGGTGGAAAACTTAGAAACTCTATTAGGACTTCCAAAAGTCTTTATGGTGCGTTCGTTTATGCTGGTCGTGACCCTTTTATCCCTTATGCTAACGTTCAAAACTGGGGATGGTTCTATGACAAGAAGAACTTCATTTACAAGAACATCAAGCCTCAGCAATTTATGAATAAAGCGGCTGCTAAGGTTCGTGGACAACTAAAAGACTTTTACATTCAAGAACTTATCAAGATTTACAATAAGTATTCGAAGAAGCCTAGTAACATAAAGGTGAATGATTTTATCAATCAAACAGGACAATCAACCGTAGGAAGAAGATATAGATGACCAACCAGATATTCGACTTTGAATCACTCACTCTAAATGAAGTTGAGC